TGGCGACAGTAGTGGGGAGAATAGTTTTGTACCAAGGCCAGAATGTATGGCCTAAGCCTTTGGTCATGCCGTCACGTCCAACCCATGCCTTCGACCAGTTATCAATATACTGATCACCATAGCGAAGTACAGCATGGCCTCCGCCTGTCTTAGTTTCGCAGCCGCATAGCTCAGCTTGGAAGGTAATCAGTAGCCACCAGAACTTGAGCCATGATTCCTGACAGATCACGTAGTACAGGACAGAAAGCGAGTAGTCCTCGCAGTCGCCGTGGTATTCGCCTAGCTCGTTAAGCTTCAACACGCGCCACACGTCCCGACCCTTTGGATCGAACTTGTAGCTGTATAGATTGTTGAAGTTAGTTAGGGTCATACTGCCGCGCCAGTTGCATCTCTCCATGATGAGCCATTCCACCATATAGGCTTTCCGAGAGTCGTATCAAAATAATGAGCGCCCACAAGACCAGCCGTTGGTCTGCTTCCGGTCGATGCGGCTGGAACATAAAACGGAACTGCCGCTGGAATTCTTACGCCGTCATAGCCAAACGTATCGCCAATAACCAAAGCGTTCTGACCGCTTGGCAGGCTAAATATGAAGTCTTGACCTGACTTTACAGTTATATCCGTACTGGCTTCTGGAATGATCTCATCGACATATAGCTTGTCAATTTTGAAAGCCGTCTTGTTTAGCGTTAATGCTCGATGCTCTAGGTATAAAGTGCCTGTACCGTTATCAAGAAACGCGGCATTACTAATATCTGCTTTTGCATAATAGCCGCCATAATAATTTGCCATTAGAACAGCACTGACCGCACCCGATTTAATATCCCAAGGCGCAGTTATATAAGTCCCTTCGAATCTGCAATCAGCAACGGTATTTCCAAGTGTGTTGGCTTGCCAAACAACACCCGTATCTGTTTCGCCTGTGGTTTCAAGTGAAGCGGCACGAACCACGTTGGAGTTACTTTCTGCGGCAAATTCTACGTTTGCGCCAATGTTTTGACGTATTGCGCCACCTATCCATAAATTGCTATTTGCTGTTCCTTCACCTGTGACGCCTGTAAAAATAATTCCGACGTGATTATTGAATGAATAACAGTCTCTAAATGTGCAATAGAACAAGCCGACAACCGAAGAGGGCGAAGATTCCCCAACCACGGAAGGCGTTCCAGTAGCCAAAAACCCTTCTGCTCCGGTCTGCGTAAACCCATTTACAACAATGTCTTCAAAGTGATCGCCATGACAATTACAAAGGAAGAGTCCAGCAGAAGCCGACGACGTTCCTGTGAGTTTAAAGCCTTTCAGTGTCCAGCCTTGCCGTGTGCCATCTGACGTTTGCCTGAATGCGGCATCTCCAACCTGCATTGCGAACGAAGATCCAGAATACTCAAAGGTAACGGACGTGCTTCCATCGCCAATAAAAGGAACATTACGTCTTAATGTGATTGTGCTGGCGATTTTGTAGGTGCCAGCAGGAACATATACAGCGCCGCCATTCGTTTTCTGTGCTTCAATCGCGCTATTGATAGCCGCAGTATCATCAGTCACGCCATCGCCAACAGCACCAAAGTCCTTGACGCTAACGCTTTCTCTTAGCTTGGTCTGTACTGTGGTCTGTACTGCGCCAGTGCCAGCGGGTAGGTAGGTCACAGAGTTAGCATCAGTCGTGCCAACAGCCGTTGTCTTGTAGCTAACCACCTCAATGCTTGCGTTAGTTGGTGGCGCTTCTGTGAATGTGACAGTTGAGCCGCTTACGCTGTAAGTGCCTTGCTCTTGATATACGCCATCAATGTAGATGACAACGCCAGCAGGGGAGCCGGGATCAGCCGATAGAGTAAATACAGTTGTTGAGCCGTTACCTGTAAACTGTTGACGCACAATAATCGACGGGCTGAGTGCGCTTGATAGTGGCGACGTGCTTACCGCGCCTGTTGAATCGAAGGTTAGGAAGCTATTGGTACGACTAGCCGCCGCAGGTAGCTCCATCGAGATAGAGTCAGAGTCGGTAATAGGCTTGCGGATAGACTGTGAGAATGATCGGTTGGTCTGTTCACCTGCCAGCCATAGATTATCGAAGTCGCTGTTTACCTCAGAGGCAAGGAAGTCACCAGAGTTTGTATAGTTCTGGGTGCGAGCGTAAGGCATATCCCGGTACAGGGTCAGAATGTCGCCTGTAGTCGCGCCAACGGTAAGGGTTACGTTACCCCCGCTATCATTGCCCACGTTCGACACAGTGTAATTAGTGCCCTCTGATAGGGTAGTGCCGTTCTTCAATACGACAATATCGCCCTTGTCTACGATCTCGAACGTATACGCGAAGACCGTCTGACCAGAAGTCGCGGTATATTGGTTACGGCTTGTGTTGTCTGCTACTGTCATTAGTATGCTGCCCTCTTCATTTGCTCCTCGAATGCCTTCATTTCAATTGCATCTCGAAGCGCTGGCTGTTCTACAATCAATTGTGCCCTGGCTGATGCCGCAGCATCGTTAAATATGCCTCGTATTTGGTTCTGCTTATCCTCGCGTATCAGTTTCTGATAATTAGGATCTGCAAATAATTCTCTCAACTGGTCCTTGATCGGTGGATTTACACCAGCTTTCCCACTCATCAATTGTATATAACGATCGTACTGATATACATCTAATTCGACACCACTAATGCTTCTGCGCGGCATCGGTACACCAACCTTCTGTGCGACGATCTCATCAACAATTGAGTCTTCTGTTAGCTCGGATGTGTAGATACCGGCCATGTTATCCAGGCCAATACCACCGGATAGGACGATAGGATCACCGAATACGTTTCTGCGTGGCGGCAAGTCTTCGTTCATGCCTGGCAACCTGGCGCGCACACCATCCATATAGGTAAATGCGGATGTAAGCTGCGGATCTACCATGCGCTCGATAGTGCTCAATGCGGATGTAAACGGCACGAGCGATGTACCCATGCGAGACAAGTAGTTCATAGCCCGGATGTTCTCAACATCTTCACCGGCCTTGATACTTGCCATGACATCAAAGAATTCAGTGACGCCTTTTAGATAGGTTTTGCTAGACATGTTTTGCGCTACGGCAATTGTTCCAGCGATACCCATCTCAATTGCGTCGGGTTCTTCGAGCTGTCCAATGATCTCGGTAATGTCCGCAGCCAATCCAATAACCGCGCCAACAGGATCAAGACGATTGTACGCATAGTATTTACCGTTGATTAGGATCGAGTAGGGTTGCCATCCTTTCTCGCGCAGGATGTTCTTCATGTCTCGGTTCTGTGGACCGCCGCCGGTAATCTGACCGCCGAGTGCCATGTCAGCCGCTGCGCCCATAATGAATGAGCCGGTAACAATCTTAGCCATAGCCAGGTCACGACGTGCGCCACCTGCATTAATCTCAGTCCAGAATGACTTGCTTAACGCCGCCAATGGGGTGCGCTCTAATGTGTATGACGCAATGTTGGTAGGTGTTCTAATAAATGGCAGAATAACCTTTGCCGGTATGCGGATAGCTGCATGCTCGCTACCACGCGCCTTCTCTGCAAACTGACCAAGCTCACCCAAGGTGCCGATCTTTGTTTCTCTTAGTGAGTTAGTGAATGTCTGATATCGGGCTGCATCGATAGCTGCGCGCTTAACATTCTCTGGTGGGTTCTCCAGAATCTCGTAAACTCGTGCAGCTGCGCGCTCATCGGTTAGACCTTCGTTGAATGCAGTGCGATATGCCTGAGCTTGTAGCTCCATGCGATATCCTACTGACTTGAAGAACTCATCAGATGCTGTGAGCAAGCGACCTGGTACGCGAACTGCGACACCCAAGTAATCAGCAAGCCGTCCTGCAACACCCGATACCTCTAGGTTCTCTGACGATATGGCGCGATGTTGCTGGCCTACATCAAGCTTGTTGAGCTGATCAGAAGGCTCGCCGGTCTTGAGTGCATTCCAGGCTAAACGGAAGCCATCCTTGGCACCCTCGATAGCGCCCTTGATCTGCGCTGTGGCTTCATCCGGTGCGATAGAGTTACCTAAAACAGACGCCACCTTACGCTCACTTACTGTGAGAGCTGCAGTCATGGTGTTAGAGATTACATTAACCGCGTGAGTCGTCGGACCTGACAGCAAGCCGTTGATCCATACCTCATACAGCACATCAAATGTCTTGGCCTGGTTAGCCTCTTTAACAACCTTGCCCAGCTGATTAACGTCTTTCAGCTCTGCAATCATCTCTGCCATGTTGCGAGATATACCTTCACCACCGGTAGTCTCGAGTGCCTCTTTGATCAAGCGCTCTTGCTCTTTGGCAGACTTGGCTGCGACGTTGAATTGCTGCAATGCGCGACCAGCTTCTGCGGTCATGCCTGACACCTGCGCTTGGATGGCTCGGTGCTGGGTCATTGCACGACGGAACAATGCGAGGTCCATCTCACTGCCGTTCTTGGCTGTCTGCGCCATGCGTATAAGGTTCTCGCCAGATGCAGTAAGGATCTTACGAGCCGCTAATATCTGCTCTGCGTTAAATGCTTCACCTGCTCGACGGGCTAACAGCTGCTGAACATCCATGCCAACATCACTAGCAAGCGCTTCGAGCTGCTCATTGGTAATCTTTTGACGCCGGGCTTCATTAATCGGTGTCGTATCTGCAATCGCAACCTGGTCGATCAACGTCTTAACGTCATCAGTTGTGTTCAAGTTACCCAGGTTAATGTTAAGGGCGGCCTCAGGATCTGCCTCAGTCGTGCCAGGCTTGAACTGTGGCACTGTGATCTCAGCCTGAGCTGCGTCTAATGCCTCGCTAAATGGCAGGAACTCCTGGCCTTCAGCCATCTCTGCCGGTTCTACTACCCGAGGTGCCTCAAAATCGCCGCCCTTGAGGTTTTTCATGGCGTCATTCATCAGCTCTTCAGGTGTCTTACCTTCTGCTTGTGCAACTTCGCGCACTTGTTTTGCTTTCTTCATGGCGCGAGCTGCGCCCATGATTGCCTCGACAGCACCTCCCAGGAACACGCCTTCTACGGCATTCTTAAATCGCCCCTCGAGATCGCTGTCATCTTCCCCCGCAGCTAGGTATTCAGTAAAAGGATTCGCTAATGGCGTCCCTTGTATGATGTTAGAGAATCGGTCTTCCTGCGGATCAAATACAAATGCGTCTGCAGCCGCGCCACCAGCCATACTTGCGCTTATATTGCCTAGTCCGGCTACCTTAAATGCACGAGCCGCCGGTATAAATCCTGTTAGGAACTGAGACATATTGCGCACAAACTCGCCGGTCACAGTTTCTGGTCGTGCTTCGAGCTGTATGTATTGAGGCTCTTGTCCGCTAATCGTACCCAGCGGGATCATGGCCTCCATAGCCTGTGCCATTTCAGCTGTGGCGTCTAAGAATCCACCGAGCACTGCGCGCGGACCTTCCATAAAGACGCCCCGGAACACATCACCGGCCACATCTGCAGCTACACCGATTGTTGGTACAGCAGCCTCTTGGAATGCTGCAGGAATATCGTAGTAAGGATTAAATCGTTGACCTTCCTGATCGATACGAGCCTGGGTATCTGGCGTTACCTCTTGGAATGTGGCATCGCCAAACATAAGGCTCGCAGCATTGGGCTGGCCTTCCTCACGAGTCGACAGGTATTTGCCGCTTACATCGTCATTAAAAAACACAGGATCAGGATCGATGTCTTCAACGTCGAGCTGGATGTCCTGAGCATTCATGATCATGCCCGGTGGCATGCCTCCAGTCGCTTCTACGGCCTGTTGTAGGCGCAGGTAGGTAGTTATGGCCTGAGCTTCTTCATCCGTTAGATCGCGGTCTGTGGCGTTATAGACAGCCTCTACAGCATCGGCCTGTGCTTCTTTAGGATCAAGTAGAAATAGGGCGGCAGTTGGCAAGCCAATCGCCTTGATTGCATCGCCGTTATCCATGCCAGGATTATTGCGCAGCCAAGTCGACACACGATCTACCCATTGCGCGTCAGCGATCTGGAATAGGTCTTTACGCTTAGAGATAGCATCTATCTTTTCCGCGTTAGTCAATGGCCGAGCCTTAGCGCCTTTTGCTTTTGGCTTGGTCATCTCTGTGCCTAGCTTCTGCCATGCATCAGGGAACAGAATCTCTACCGGAACAGAACGCTGGAATCCGCCTTTGTACGTGCCGCCAATACCCGTGTTATAGGACGGGTGTGTATTGATGTCTGTCAGTCCATAATCGAGGCCGACCTCACCGATTGAGTAGCCAGCATCGCCCAGCTGCGCGCCAAGCAAATCAGGTTCTGTGAATGCACGTAGCAATCGGTCATTCGATGCGAAGCCCTGGTTACGATAGTCAGCTTTGTTCATTGTCTTAACAAAGACAGAGCGCAACTTACCAGCGCCTTTCATTGGATAGTTACCAACACCCAACAACTGCGCCCTAGCTTCTGGGCTGCGGATGCCTACCCAGTCTGGACGCGCCTGGCGCATCTCTTTATCGAACTGATCCATCGCTTTTGGCGTGATCTTTTTGTTAGCCAGGGTACGCTGCAGCAGTGCATCGGCAAACGCTTGGTTGAAGTAGTTACCTTCCTGCCCCATTGCCACATATACCGCATTGACCGGCATGTCCTTCGTGGCTTGCAGCACTTCAGCCTTGTTCTGGAATGGCGTAGCCGCATCACGCATTGATGCCCAGTAGAGCTGCTTGGCGATGTTGTCAGACTGAGCACCAAACTTAGCGCCACCGTATGTGGTTACTGGCTCATCAAGCTGTACGCCCTCAAACTCTTCGACAGTAGATCGAGTCTTAGTGATATCGCCCTTATGCCCCATAAGAACTGTGTCTTCTAGCTCTTCTGGCTGCACGATTGGACGCTCTGCCACATCCTTGTCGACGATCTTAGTCTGGCCTTCTGTTCGCAAACGCTCGCTCTCTACAAAGCCCTCGTCTTTGAGTAGGGCATTACGGTATCGAGTAGTCGCAGACTTGACGTTACGTGGCGTGGCCTCAGTCTCTGCCTTCAAAAATCCTGCTTCACGCAGACCTTCTGGCGATGACGATACGCGCTCAATGATGGCCTCGATAATTTCACTGCCAGGTCTAGCCATTATCGATTACCTCTTGCTCTGTTCGTACAGTTTGCAGTTGTGATTCATAGTACGCAGTCATTTGCTCAAACGCTTCAAGCCGACCGCGAGTCTGAGTTAGGTACTGCAGCCTCTTTAGATCAGCCTGTCCATCATCTGAGGCTTGATATTTCTGTATGGCCTGTTCTGATGTTATGCGCTGCGAATTCATTATCTCTTGTACTTTGTTTTGGCCTTGTGTTTTTAGAGTAGCAATCTGCTTATCAGCGTCTGCCACACTGCCAACACCCTGGATGTCGGAGATATCAAATAGACTCTTAGCCACAATGCCTGGATCTTCACCGGCAGTGACTCGCAGCTCGTACTGGAGTAGTGCGCGTGACGCCAGCTCTTTAGTGCCAGCGCCGGTAAACTTGCCGGTAATTGCATCAACCTGGCCGAGGTTCGCCTTTAAAAACTTAAGGTATGTCTTGGCACGATCAGTCGACAACGGACCCGAGCCATCGATGGTCTTAAGTAGCTGACTTGCAGTGCGCTGTGTCAGATTAGTACCAAAGTTGTTTACGACTTCTTGTCTAGCCTTGTAAGGGTCTGTCGCCATCAGGTTCTGGATGTTGAACACGATGTCCCAGTTATCAAATCCAGTGCCGGTAGTGCTCAACTGGTTGTTTAGCTTGTCGAACTGCGATTCGTTAATTGATCGATTCTGTGCAAGCTGTAGAACGGTGCTCGCATTAGCTGTGCCGTCGATGATCGCAGCTGCAGTAGCAAAGTACGTCTGGTCTTGTGATTTCTCTCTAAGCTCATCGAGACGTGCTTGCTCTTGATTGTCGAGTGTCAATCGGCTGCTTAGGTCAGAGCGCACAGTTTTAATCAACGCATCACGTTCTACTTGTGTGAGATCGGCAAACTCGGGTGCAGTCTGTAATGATCCAACGTAGTTAATGCCCGTAGTGAATGCCCCAGGTTGACCCGAATCAAGAATGCTAGTTAGGGTTGCTCGTGCAGTACCGACTCGTAGCTTGAATGTGTTCTCACGCTTAAGCACTTCACCAGCTGCAGGAGTAATCGCATTAGCTCCAACCCTGTCATCAATGTACTGGTTTGCTTGTTCGATAGACTGTACAGCTTGTAAGGTATCGCCATTCTGCAAAGACGTTATCGCGTTATCGACCGCGTCATTAGACGATAGGATTAACTGCTCATCTGCCTCTGTAAGTCGACGTGTCTTCTCTGCAGCCAGTACGCGGGATCGCTGCGTACCAATCAAAGAATCCATCTGCAGTTGCATTGCCGGTCGGTACTCTTCGGGCATACCTTCGAGCACACCATTACGCAAAGCGGTAGCAGAAGCATTGAATGACTGATAATCATCGGCAAACGAAACAGCAAGAGTGTTGATCTTCTCTCTTACTTGCGTCTCAGCACCAGCCAAGTACGCTTTTTTAAGCACATCGTTATATGTTTGGTCGTATACGTTGATAGCGCTGAATGCTCTATCCATTTCTTGCGGGGCACCAGTTTCTATACTTGCTTGTGCAGCAGCAGCTTCAGCCGCTTCAGTAGCTTCTCGCTCTACTTTTGCGCCCGCTAGTTTTATTCCTATATCAGCAACATCTTGTATTACACCCGCAACCGCCTGTACGCGCTGTACAGACAGATCGTCGATATTTGCAGGTCTAATCCTGCCGTAGTAATTGATGCGCTGTTGAGCCATTACGGTTCACCCTTGCCTGGATTTTTATCGCCTGGGCCTTTCAGAGTCATATACTGAATTGGAGCCATTAGTAACGAGCTGGCAATCTGTGCATCTCGAATAGCACCGACGTTTCTAGTCTTACGCTGCAGTGCTGCCTGGCGCAATCTAAACGAAAGCTCCTCTTGTCCCTCTGCAAGTCCGGCTTGTCGTGCGCTGTTTAGACTGAGCGATGCAAAAGTAGCGGCATCCACGCCCGACTGTGATACATCGATAGCATTAGCAGCCAGTGCCGCGTTCAATTCTTCGCGACGTGCCAGCTCTTCAGACTTAGCAGCTAACTCTTCCTGCTTCATCTGGTCTTTAATTTGTGCTTGTTGCGCCTTAGCAGTGACAGACGCGCCATATATCTGCGCTCCTGTAGACACTGCAACCGCAGCTGCTATTACCCAACTCATTGCTCTGGCTCCAATATTTGCTGTGCAATCTTATCGACATCCGTCTCATTTGTCGGGTGATAAGTTGTCCAAACAGTATCCGTTACTGCGTATATTACTCTCTTCATACCAGGATGTGTCTGTCCTGTGTATGGCGCGACAATGTGCTCTTTACCCTCGTGTGTGACCGCGTAGCATTCGCCCTGTGACACAGTAAAGACATGGTTAGTCCTATGTAGCGCTCCGACTAACGCGACTCCTGCGGGAATCTGTAGCTCCCTGGCGTACAATCCATTTGCGAAATGATGTACCACTTCGCAATCAGCCTGGGGCATTTGCAGCAATAAGTCCTGCGCTTTGTAGATGCCATCTTGAAGTGCCAGGTTCATCAGCTGCTCTCCACTTCGTATTCAATCATCTGAAGATGCAATGGCGTAGGGTCAGGACAAGTAATCGTCGGTATAGGCTCTCTAGCCCAGCCGTTAATATCGTAAACATCCTCTATTATGCCACTTGTGGGGACAATAGACTCATTAGTTAGTGGTGACGTGATACCTGCCTCGCCAAACGAGCGAATAGGTACTGGCAAGTCATCGATATAAACACCAGAAGATTCATATACGCGCAGGTTCATGCGGATGATCTTCTTCAAGCGCATCTGATTTTCACCTGATCCAATGTTCGTGTTCAGTGGCATAGGCTTAATCGTAGGAACAAACGGCAAGCCAACCTCATATGTGGTTAGTGAGTATTGTTCACTGGCATCAAGCGTGATTTCGCCACTAGCTACCGTGTAAGACGACAGCACATAGCCCTCGTTCTTGTCTTGGAAGCCTTCTCGCGTAATAGCTTTGACCGATTCACCGTCCAAATGGCCCAGTCCGTCGATGACACCAGCCACTTGTACGCTCTTAATCGAGCAATCCATGAGATAGGTGAAGTCCCAGCGCTCAATAAACAACTTGTCAACGCTGTTTACGTTACGTTCAACCGTCATGAACAGCTGATCGTCTACTACGCAAACGCTCTTGATGTCACCGCTCGTATTCCAGCTAGTGAAGCCGTTGATGTCCTGGCTTCTCAGGGTATTCAAAATGGTTGCTGAACCGTCCGTGTTGACAATAAACAGCCAGTTAGCATCGTCACTCGCAGTGCCCGCTAGGAGCGCCATATCGACCGGCTGATTGATCAAATGCGAGGCCAGTACCGACCTATCGTCGGTGGTATAGGCGTCCTCGTTAAACGAATACAGGAAGTTTAGTAGCGACTTTCCATGCCGGTCCACAAACAGGGTCGAACCGTCAACGTCTTCGACCTCAACCTTGTTTGCGCCATGCGAAGTCTGCGGTGTGATCTGAACATTTGCCGGCGTAACAGGCCGACTAGTAACAGCGAATTCAGATCCCGACGTAAATATCTGTAAATTACGTCCTGGGTAAACATCAACTATGTCAGTAAGATTTCTCGATGAAATCGTCGCAAAGATTCCGTCATCATCGTCTGTGTCTTCGGTATCAAAGTTAAAAAAGTCCCCGGCTTTAGAGAAAAATACAGATTGTGGCTTTGACTGAGTGCCGCCAAATACTAACCTGCCCTCATAAAAGCAAGCGCTCTTAGGCCAACCTCGGGTAACAGACCAGACATCCTCTTTTCTTGGAGTGCCATTTGCTGTCTTTACAAATGAAACCGTATTGCTGGCATCGCCTTCAGTAAAAAAGCCAGAGAACAACTCAAAATCTTTAGCTGATTCGCCCGATACTGTGATTGTGTACTGCAATGCGCCTGTTCTTGCTACAGCCACACCGGTCGCACCAAATACTGGCATGTCTTGCAAATTCTTTTGGATGTTAAAGACGGTTGCAGCTTGCTCGTCAGCCGTACTATCACCGGCAAATGTGATGTTTTTTGACTGAATTGACTCAATGTCGACCTGGAATCTATCGCCTATTGCCAAACTACCGCCGCCCAACGTCATTACTTGCACGTCATCGACCGGAGTAGGGCTTTGCGCATCGTCAAAATCGTACTGAGGGACGTTAGTAAACGGGATATTGTCGATCACCCAGTCCGCATCCGTACCAAGATTCACCAAACGAATAGGCTCGAAGTTGCCAACAACCAGCATGACGTTCTCAATCTGCGCTGTACGCACAGTTGATATGTCAACATCGCCACTTGTATACGTCGGCTTAATATCGGCAACTCTTGTGGTCTGAATGTTAAAACCCACAAGCTGAGATCGGAAGATTGCAATGTTAGCTTTAGTGAACTCGATCAGGTAATGACGGTCATCCTCAACGCTGAAGTCTTCCAGCTTGCAATCACTGTCCGTTCCTGTTTCTTGGATTAAATTGAATACAGCCGCCGTGATCGTTGCTGATCCCAAGTCAGTCGTGCCAACGCGCACCAGACGCCAGTAGCGAGCGTATACGCCAATCTTGATGCGGAAGTCCTGTGGATTCGTGCCGATCAATGGAATATTACCCGCATCGGTATACGTCACATCATCAGCGGAATATTGCACCTTGAACTCAGTCGAAGTGCCAGACGACAAGCTGATCTGTCGAATATCTATAAACTCGATATCAGCTATGTTGCTTGCGCCTTTATCAGCTTTGACTACGACGTAATCATTGGTTGTGCCGATTGCTACCGTGGTTGACGTTGTTGTTGCGTCATTGCCATACAGTACCGACGCAGTGCCACCGTTTGGCATGGTTCCCGTGTAGGGAAAAGATATTACGTTGCGCGTGGTCTCAGCGATGAACTCAGTGCCAGGACGCCGGCGCAAGCCACCCTGGGGAACGATGACTACGTTATCTGCCGTCTCGCATCCCTGGTAATACTGTTGCAGGTCGGTTCGCCCACGCAGCAGCGGTGACAGCTCGCCACTTACAAAGTTGTTCTGAATAAATCGAGACTTAGCCATTGCGCGTCACTTTTACAAAGAAGTCATCGGTCTGAAGAGTGCAGTTTTTATCTGCAATCGCTTTAAATTGCGCTGGAGAAATCCTTGTATCTTCATCTCTTATAGGAAAAGAAGTATATCTAGTGGCCTCAAACGTACCTGCAAACTGAAAATTCTGGGTGGTAATAAACGGCACCTTGTACTGATTGACGCCAGATCCAAGGAATAAATCTAGTTCAATCTCAGTATTGTTATTGACAGTTGTCGGTTGAACCAACAGCCTTACTTCAACGGCGTCACCGACTGCAAGTTCACTAAAATCAAAAGAGTTTGTTCCTGCGTTCCATAAATTCGTTACGCCTAAAGGAAGGTATGCGTTTGTAGTAGCAGCACCAGCCGCATCATTAGGGACAACTGTGAAAACGCCAGCCGTCAAACTGATTGATGTGCCAACTCTTGAATCGTCATAGATTGCGTAACCAGCGCTAGTAATGCCACTCCTCTTTACCGTCACAAACTTTTTACTGACAGCCGTTACTATGAGCGTGTAAACAAGTGTTGTATTTATGATCTGGATTAGATCATTGACTTGGAGTTTTGTAGAGGCACCACTGAAATAGTTTGTAGCAGTTACAACCGCTTGAGAATCCTCAGTGTAATAGGTGTAAATCCTTGGTGCTGGAGACGCTCCACCAACATGAGACAGTGTTTCATTGGTGAATGCCATTAGAACCTCACATTAACGAATGGGTTACTTCTAATTTGCTCCGTAGGATACTGCTGAGAGTCCGTGAATCGCGCCATACGGGACGCATTAACGTACGCTGATGCCATCTCACCTCGAGCCGCAGAGCTGTCTCTAATGCTCGCAGCGAAGTCCATAGCCAATGCGTACTCAATCATCTTTGCAAAGTACACAGGCCACTCATCTTCTGGCGTGTTCGCAATGTAGTCAGCGTATAGGGCTTGAGTAGAGTTGCTGTATACCTTGTCACCGTATATCTGATAGTTGGAATCAGGCGTTACAGTGATCAAGAACAGCATGTCAGTGGGTAGCTGGTAGATGCTGCGCCAGCCATTGGGGTCAACCGGGGTATCCGTCAGCAGAGATATCTGCGCCTTCCTACGTGCAAAGCCCCAGCGATGCTTTGTCAGCTCGTTCTGGACTATGTTGTCGTAAAGATTGTTGGCTACCGTCTCGCGCCTGGTCCCACCAGTTAGTGAATTAATCGGAGTATCCCCGATCAGAATAAGCGCATTGCTAATTAAGTCGATCTTACTCGCCATAACTCACCTAGAAATAGAATGGCCCCCGA